ACAGAACAGGTAGTAATGAATTTAGAGATTAATACTACAATTACATTTGAGCATTTATTAGATGCAAAGAATAGAGTTACACAACACATAGGCGGAACGAGAAGTGGTAAAACATACGCAATACTACAATATATTATCGTTAAGGCAATAGAAGAAAGAAATACAATAACAATAGTCCGTAAAACAATTCCTTCTCTTAAAAGAACTGTAATGAAGGATTTTAAAGATATCCTAATCAATTTAAATCTATGGAAAGATGAGCATTTTAATATTACTGATAGGGTTTATAAGTTGTATGATTCTTCTATTCAGTTTCTTAGTACTGATGATGCGGATAAGCTTAGAGGTATTAAATCTGATATTTTATTTATTGATGAAGCTAGTGAAGTGGATGAAGAAAGTTATTTTCAGTTATCTATAAGAACTACAAATAGAATCATACTCGCATACAACCCTACTATCTCTCCGTACCATTGGATTAGACAAATGCAAGATTGTGAAAGATTCATTACCACATACAGAGATAATCCTTACTTAGAAAAAGAAATTATTAAAGCAATTGAGGATTTAGAACATACATCACCAAAGAAATGGCAGATATATGGTAAGGGTGAATTTGCTTTGAATGATAAAGCAATATTCCAATTTGATATAGTAGAAGGATACGATGGTGAGTTTGTAGGATTTGGATTAGATTTTGGATTTAGTAGTGACCCAACCGCATTAGTAGCGGTGTATAAGAATGGTAATGATTTATATTTAGAAGAATTAATTTATGAAAGAGGATTAATCACATCAGATATAATAGATAAATTAAAAGGTTTAGATATAACAAAGAGTGAAGAAATATGGGGAGATAGTGCAGAACCTCGTCTTATAGAAGAGATATATAGAAGTGGATTTAATATTAAGCCCGTAGTAAAAGGAAAGGATAGTATTAAGTTTGGTATATCAGTAATGCAGAATCATAAGATAAAGATATTAAAAACTAGTCAGAATCTTATCAATGAGATGTATGGTTATCAATATAGTACAGATAAGCACGGATATACAACTGATAATCCTGAAGGAGGTTTAGACCACTTAATAGATGCGGCACGTTATTGTTGTATGATGAAGTTAAGTGAGAAGGCAAAAGCAAAAGGTAAATATGCAATCACAATAGGAAATTATAAATACTAATATGAAATATACAGAGTACGAAATAGAACAATTAGCTGCATTATGTAGAGAGTTATTAGAAGTAAACGAAACACTCAATGCAAACATAATAGCAATGAATGCAAAATTAGAGAACGAAGAAAAGAAGGTACAGAAACTACAACAGCAATTATTATTTATATCACACGCATTTACAAACAACACATATCAAGCATAATGAAAAAAGAAATAGAAATTAGTATACCGCAAGGTTACGAGGATGTTACATTAAAAAAATATCTAACTCTACAAAAAGAATTAAAAAACTATGAAGGTGAAGAAGATGCACAGGCAGCTGTATTAGTAACTTATCTATGTGGTATTGATGTAGCAATATTAGGTGGATTAGGTAAGAAAGATTATAATACAATCAGTTATGAATTAGGTAAGTGGATTGGTAAAACAGAATTTGATTTAAAAAGGATTATAACAATAGATGGTGTAGAATATGGATTTGAGCCTAACTTATCTAACATAGCGTATGGTGCATATGCAGATATAACACAATATGGTACACTAACAATAGATGATAATTGGGCAAAGATAATGAGTATCTTATATCGTCCTATTACAAATAAAGTAAGAGATACATACGAAATCCAAAAGTATAATGGTGAGATAGATTCAGATAAGTTTTTAGAAGTTAGTATGGATATACATTTAGGTACATTGTTTTTTTTTGTACATTTGTCAACAGACTTACTGAAAAATATCCTGAACTATACGAAGGTGGAGGAGTTTCCTCACAACATCAAATCAATTTTGGAAAGAAGTGGAGCTCTTATGCAACTATCGCTGAACTTGCCAACGGAAACATTGGTGAGATTAACAGAGTTGTTGAAGAACCGTTAGAGAAGTGTTTAATGTTATTGGCATACAAAGCAGATAAACAAACTATGCAAGAGATGTTACACAAAGAAGCCTTAAAAAAGAATGCTTAATAATAAACGATTGATTGATTGTTAAAGATATAAAACATCACAATGGGTATTTGGAGTAATAGCAGAAATGGTAATCTAAGATATTCTGTTAATAGAGAAAATAACAGCGGTATCTATATCGGACCTACTCAAGGTTTATCATCTCCTAAGAATAGTAGAATGGCTTGTTTATGTATCAATACCAACACATATAGTAGAAAGTGTTGTAATGGTGCATTGTTAGAGCAAGGTATCGGTTTAATACAAGGTACTCCACGTATATTAGGAGCATTCGATGAAGGATACGATACAGGCTTTGATACAGAAGCAACTCAACCACAACCATAAATAGAAATAAAATATGTCAACATTAAGTAAACAACAATTAGGTGTACAAAATCAAACATCATTTCCTAATAATTCAACAGGATATATATCACCTACTTTATTAAGAGGATTCAATACAGATATCATTGATAGTACAGTTAATCAGACAGGATACAATACTGATAGTAGTAGTGTAAGTGCACAATTAGTAGGATTAAACCTATACACACAATCACTTAACACAAACTTTATTACATCTGGTTCTTTGAACGCAGCAACTGCATCATTATCAGCATCGTTAGCACCGAACATAAATAATAAAACACTTACATCTTCTTTTATGGCATATACATCTTCTACAAATGGAAGATTAGATTTCTTAGAAGTTAAAGTTGCATATATATCTCAATCAAATAATTTTGAGCAGGATAATACATTTGAACAACAAGTGTATATTGGTGAAGATTTAAATGTAGTTGGTAAGATATCAGTAACGGGTTCTATTGCGGGTGGTGTTATCACAGGTTCTTTATTAAGAGTAACTGATAATACAGTATTAGGTAGAAATTTAGATACTATTACTAGAGTAAGTGGCTCATTAATTACTGATATTTTAATTATAGATGGAGAAAACTTTCAAGATTTTTCACAATCAGTAGTAAATGGTCTTAATTCATCTTCTGCATTCCCTGCATTTAGTACGAGTGTAGATAGTAGATTAGATGCATTAGAAGAATTTAGTTCTTCATTAGATGTAACATACGCAACAGAAGTAGAATTAGCATCGGTAAGTACATCATTAAACTTAGCAAAATTAAATACATCATCTTTTAATTCATATAGTTCATCAGTATTCTCTCAAAGTATATTTGTATCTCAATCATTTAGTTCATCATTAAGTTCTGTATCTCAATCTATTAATCCTTCTATTACTACATTAAGTTCATCTATTTATTTAACAGATGCAACACAAAGTAATAACGTAATTTTACTTTCACAATCTATTTATTTAACAGATGCAACTCAGAGTGTAAACATAACACAGACATCAGCGAGTGTATGGGGTTCATTCCAAAGTGCATCAGCATATAGTGCAAGTGCAGCAAGTGCTAGTACAGCATTATCTGCAAGTATTAGTAATACTTATATAAGTAATGATGCTAGTAATCAAACATTAACAAGTGCTCTTACAATAACCGGCTCTATTACAATAACAGGTTCATCTAATTCAAATGTAGTAGTAATTACTCCAGCATCTAATACTGCATCGATTGATATGAGTAAAGGTAATTTCTTTACCCTAACTATCCCATCTTCTTCTATAACTTTAATTAGAGCAACTAATATAAAAGAAGGTCAAACAGTTGGTATTAAATTATTACAACAATCACCATATGGCTCAGTTAGATTTGATACTCCATTTAAATTTTGGAGTGGAAGTGCACAATACAATACTGGTAGTGCAATAGCAGAAGCAGTAGATTTATATACCTTTATGACATTTGATACAGCTTCGTTATATACATCAGCAATTAAAAATTTAGTATAGGATGAATATAATACCAACAGCACAATTTTTAGGACCTTCACCTTTACACATAGGTGATTATTATGAAGGTGGAATCATCGCATATTTAACGGGTTCATTTCCTAATCAAACAGGATTTGTAGTATCACAAGATTGGGTGCCTACTATTGATGTATCAGAATTAGGATACACATGGGGGGTATTGGGAGATGATGTAGCAGGAGCAAGTGGCAGTGCAATAGGAACAGGTGCAATTAATACACAATACATATTAGATTACTATGGTAGTGGAAATACATATGCAGCACAAGTAGCAGTAACATATACAGCAGATGGTTATAGTGGATGGTTCTTACCTTCGAAGGATGAATTAAATGAAGTATGTGGACAATTTGTAGCTGGTAAATTAAATAAAGGTAATTGGGTTAGTCCTCGGTATACCTGGTCATCTACTCAATATAGTGATGGAAACTCTTGGTACTATGATATAAGAACTAATGTTACAAGTTGTAATGGTGGAGGTAGAACACCTTTCACTAAAACTGTTAGATTTTGGGTAAGACCGTGTAGATATATTACATACGATATAAATAAGCCATATGAAAACCTCTATGCACAATATTGATAACGTTTTATTAGAAGTAATGCTAGAATTAGCAGAGGATGAAAACAGAGATTTGAGAGAAGAAAACGAGAATCTATATGCATACATTCAGTATTTGCACAATATTAATAAGGATTTGGTTGATAATTATAACCAATTCGTTAAAATAGAAAATAGATTAAATTAAAAAAATCAATACAAAAAAATATACATTTGTTAAATAATTAAAATAAACTAATATGAACGCAAAACAAGTATTAAGTAAAGTTGCTAGACTTTTAAATTTAGAAGCAGAAGTAACTTTAACATATGCAAAATTAGCTGACGGAACAATAGTAGAATCAGCAACATTCGATGTAGGTGAAGACCTATTCGTTGTATCAGAAGATGGAACTAAAACTCCAGCACCAAACGGAACACATGAACTTATGTTGAAAGACGAAGAAGGAAATGAAACTCTTTTAAAAGTTATCACAGAAGATGGTAAGATTGTAGAAAGAGAAAACGTTGAATTGGAAATGATAGATACAGAAAAGTTACCTGGTGACCCAACAGAAGTAAACGATGTTAAAGATGAGAAAGCGGCAGGTGAGCAAGTTAAAGATTTGAAACCTTCATCTATGTTAGCAGAAGTTGAACCAACAGTATCAGAAGATGAAACAACAGAAGAAGTTTCTCCAATTCCAGCAGATACCGATAAAGAAGAAATGGGTATGCCAGAAATGATGAAGAAGGTAGAAGAGATGGGATATAGAATCGAAGAGATGGAAAAGAAATTAGCTAAGATGGCAGAAATTGAAATCGAAGTTAAAGATGAGAAAGAAGTTGAAGAAGAAGAGTTACCTAAATTAGATGGTGCTCCAATCGATGAAATGTACAAATTCTCAGCAGAACAAAACAGTAAAAGATTTGGAAAGAAAGTAGATAATTCACAAAACTCTTTCTTATCTAAATTATACAAATAATTAAAAAACAAAAAAAAAGATTTAGAATGAAAAAAATTCAAAATTTCACAACAGGACAGCCGGCAGTTACTTCAACGTATGCAGGTGAGTTCGCTGGTCAATACATCGCAGCAGCGTTGTTATCAGCAAAAACTTTGGATAACAAGTACATTACTATTTTACCAAACGTAAAGTATAAGCAAGTTATCCAAAAATTAGCAGTTGCAAACATCGTAAATGATGCAAGTTGCGACTTTACAACTTCAGGTTCTGTTGCATTAACAGAAGCTGTAATTACTCCAAAAGAATTACAAGTTAACCTTAGCTTATGTAAGCAAGAGTTCGTAGATTCTTGGGAAGCATTGCAATTAGGATATAGTGCATTTGATACTATTCCTGCAAACTTCACAGATTACTTAATCTCTTATGTAGGTGGTGTAGTAGCTCAGGCAACTGAACAATCTATTTGGAATGGTGATAATAGTGCAAACGGTCAGTTTGGTGGTCTTTACAGAGCAATCACTGGTTCTGCAGCTATTAGTTCATCTGCAAGTGGTGCGGTTGATTCAACAAATGTATTATCTGATTTAGCAGCATTAGTAGATGCAATTCCTGCAACTGTTTATGGTAAAGAAGACTTAATGATTTACGCTCCAACAAACGTAATCAAAGCTTACCAACAAGCATTAGCTGGTGGTGCACAAGGTGCAAACGGATACATGAACCAATTAAACGTAGGTGAAAAACCACTTAACTTTAATGGTATTGAAATCGCGTTTTGTCCTGGTTTACCTTCATCTGCAATGGTAGCGGCTCAAAAATCAAACTTATTCTTTGGTACTGGTTTATTATCTGATTACAATACTGTAAAAGTATTAGATATGGCAGATTTAGATGGTTCTCAGAATTTTAGAGTGATTATGAGATACACAGCTGGTACTCAAATCGGTGTAGCTGGTGATATCGCTTACCACAAGAACTAATTAAACAACTAATTAAGGGGTGGGGAGTATCGTAGAACAGAAACTCACCCTTTTAACAAAACAAAAAACTTATCATTATGGCTTGTAATTTATCAGCAGGAAGAAACGAACCTTGTAAAGAGAGTATAGGTGGTTTGGCAGGTGTTTACTTCATCAATTATGTATCAGGCGGCTTCACCGTTTCGGGTTCATTAGATGGAAGTCAACCTGGCGTTTTACCATACGTTACAGGTTTACCAGCAAGTTCATCAGTTTATTATTATGAATTGAAGGGAACATCAAACTATACTGAAACGGTTAATACATCTCGTGAAAACGGAACAACATTCTTCTCTCAAGAATTAACTTTGAATTTAAAGAAGTTAACAAATGAGATGACAACTCAGTTAAAACTTATGGCATGGGGTAGACCTCAAATCATAGTTTGGACTCAGAACGGAGATGCTTTCTTAGTTGGATATAAAGAAGGTGCAGATTTGACTGGCGGAACTATTCAGACTGGTGGAGCAATGGGTGACCTTTATGGTTATTCTGCAACATTTACCGGACAAGAACAATACCCAGCAATTTGGATATCAGGTTCAAATACAACAACAGCAATTCCAACAGGTGTATTAAACAATGGTACTATCGTATACGGTAGCTAATCAGTAATATAGCATTGAAATATATTAAAGGGTATTCCTAACGGATACCCTTTTTTTATTTGATAACTTTGTAAGAGTTAAATGTTATATATGTAGAGATAAACAATACATAATGCTGAGCTATTACCTAGATAATACAAATTCTTTTACGATTAGAACAGAAAATACTTCTTCTAATCAATTTACAATGTCTTTACAAGATATGATAACTCAAACTAATTCAAC